GAGTTTAAAAACTCCTCGCTCGTTGTTCCAATGCTCTGCGTAGAGAAATCCTTCAATGATGAACTAACCGATTCTGTAACATTATTTATAGTATTTGTAGCACCAGTTTGTATATCAGGAAGTTGTTCAGTCAGCGGTCGATTTAACTCCATTGTTATATATTAAGAATGATAAATAATTTACCATAAAGAAACACTTGTAGAAAGAACATTGTCTTTTAATACAGTCAGGTTCACACTATATTTGTTGGCTAAATTGCTTAGCCCCGAACCACTGCCATCAAGGTAATCGCTCCAAACAGTCTGTGGGTCAGATGCACCGACAACACGATTGAACTTGGACATGAATACACCGGAGTTTATTCCAAACTTAATCGGCGACGTGCCATCCGGCGTGTGCATATCAACAACGGATTTCACCAGTTTTCCATCTAAATACATGTCAATTGTGGCGTTATCCACACTGATAACAACATATACCCACTTTTGCAGAGGGAAGTTGTTTGTAATCATATGCGTTATATCGGCAGAACTAGCGTGTTTAGTTGTCACACTTAACACTGACGTAGTCCCATTTAACTTTAGAGTCAAATCCTTATCCCTCGCAAATATAAACGCTGTAGATGAAATAGGCTTATCAACATATAACCACACCTTGTATGTATATGATACCGCATCCGGTTTAACTAACTTGTCAGTGGTTATGTCAGCAAGTTGTGCTGACATGTCGACCTCTATTTTAGACTTTGTATTGTCAGATTTGGTATATACCATATAGAAGATAACTACGATGAGTAAGATGGCTAAAAAAATAACTAAAAAGTCCATTTATATATATGTTTTACATTATATTATTGGTAGGAGGATTGTTATTTCGCAGTAAATTATAATTTGCAGTTATCTCATTCAGACGAACTGGTCTGTTATAATACTGTATATTACATATGGCACCATATATACCATTATTGCTACCGATTGTTATTGTATTAAGGCCATCGTTAATCAATGATTTCCTGTCGCTTTTATCGAATGTTCTCTCTAAATTTCCGTTTACAAAGATATCAACCGTATCATTGTTGTTGAAATTCATAACGATGTTGTTCCATTTCTGATTCGTTAACGATATATCATAGTTTTGGGTATTGACTATGAAACGATAAATGTCCTTGCCGGTTTGACTATCATTCTTAATATAGGATATTTTTGGATAAGCATTCGCATATGAGAAGATATTTGAGTTAGCATTGTTTTTATTCGTTTGTGGATTAATATACACCCACATAGAGAATGCATAATTGGTTCTCTTATAGTCATGCTCTCCTATATCCTGTTCATCAAAGCTCTTTATAACTGCGTTATCCAAGAACTCTGGGGAATTCATAACTGTAATGCTATCCTCTTTGAGTTTCGACGCAATCAAACTGGGAATGAATGCATAACCAGCAATTAATATTGCTTCAATCGTCAATAGGATAAATGTAACACTAGATGTTATTCCATATTGAGCCTTCAGGTATTTTATAAAGTCTATCAACAAGCAAGGAATATAAACTATCAAGTTCATAATAAATCCGGGCCATCCAACAGCATTGTTCAACCATCGCCCGAAGAAGTTGTTCACGGCCGAAATTCCAACGACAACAATTGCAATCAATAGACTTATTTGAACGAGGTTTATGATAACACGATTTTGCAAACTATCGGAAACGTTTTGGAAAATAGCAGATGTCTTTATATATTTACTATAAAACTCGGAAACCACACTGAACACTAAAAATGCGAAGATAACGAAGATAGTTGTATACGCAATCGGTTGGTCAGATTTTGCTGTAAATAGTTTATATACTGCCAATAACATAATCATAAAAAATATCGTGAAAGTCGAAGCATATGCTTTCGACTCTAAAACATTTACTCCAGACACGTAAAATAAATTGCCTATAGTTACGATAATCAAGAGAATTAACAATACTTGGCTACGGTTTAATCCGTATTCTGTATAAAAACCTGTTATTTTGTCTATAATAGTAGGTGATGACATCGACATGAATTACCTAAACGTATATATATACATTATAAATTTTCAATAGCAGTTTTCTTTCCGTGACAATCTCTGCAAAGAGCAACCAAATTACTCACATGATTACTTCCACCATGTTCTAAGCGAATTGTATGATCAACCTCAAACCAAGCCGGTAATTGTTTCTGGCAATCTCCACAGTGCCAGTTCTGTTGTGCAGCAACGAATTTTTTCTTTGTTTCGCTTACAGAACGTTTCGTTGCGGTTGTGGTTGTAGGTTTTGCGATTCCGCCACCCGATTGGAGAACTCGGCTTTCATATTGATGTGGCATTGGACCACCGAAATCGTGTTTTGCGGTGAAATCTAGTATGGGCGATATGAAATCTGTGGTATTTTTGTCAACGGGCAAGTATTTCAAATATTCGTTAGACGTTACTAACATATGCTTTGCGCGTTCCGGGTTTTTCCTCATCAACCAACATAGCATATACCCGACAAATGCAACACCTAACATCTGGTAATATTTCTTCCAAGATAACGCTAATTTCAGATACTTACCATCTGTATGAATATTTGCTATTACAAAGGCAGTGACTAATAAAATGACTAATTCGAAACGCATTTACTATATTATATTATATCTATACACTTAATAATAAACATATATCAAAAATATGCATAAAAACACGATAGCTGCATACAGATAATGCTTTCTTAAGTTAATTTGCTCGCTTAGCACAAACGGTTTTGATTTGTAATACGACTTATAAATATCAATCGATTTTAAGAATGACATCTCCTCTTTACCTAGCGACACGTTCACTTTATTATGTATAAAATGCATCCATCGAACGAATGATTCACGAGAACCTAAATATGGGCTAACCGGGTATTTATCAATCATATTGCTAAATTTACTACCCATCTCGGCATCTGGAATAAACAAGGGCATGTTCTGTATCAAGTCATAATATTTGCGCTTTGTAACTGCATTCGGATTTTCAGGATAGGAATGAGCGATTGTGTGTAAAAAAAACCAATAATGAGGTCCCCATATATCGGAATCGAAATTCATGTATTTAAAGTATATAGAACTCTGTTATTATATATTTTAACTGCATGAATAAAAATAATCACTGTAATAATTGTGGAAAAGTTGGACATCAATTTACAAATTGTAAAATGCCAATTACCAGTTCCGGCGTTATTGCATTTCGTAAATCGAAGACAGGCGCAATAGAGTATTTACTTATATGTAGGAAGGAGAGCCTTGGTTATATTGATTTCATGCGTGGCAAATATTCCGTTCAGAACAAAAGCTACATTATGAATATGTTGAAACAGATGACAGAACATGAGAAGAATCGATTGAATACAATGGATTTTAATACACTTTGGAAGGATATATGGGGCGAAGGATTCTGTAATGCGAGATACAAAATGGAAGAAAGCAATTCAAGAGAAAAACATTCCACATTGGTATCCGGCGTTGTTCTGCGTAATGATTTCTATACACTCTCTAATTTGATAGATGAATCCAGACAATATTCGAATTGGGCGGAACCAGAGTGGGGGTTTCCTAAGGGTCGGAGGAATAATAATGAGACTGACTATGATTGTGCAATCCGCGAATTCTGTGAAGAGACCGGGTTCTCTTCGGACATAATACATCCTATACATAATGTCACTCCGTTTGAAGAGATATTTGTTGGTTCCAATTACATTTCTTATAAACACAAGTATTTTCTTGTATATATGGAATACAACGACACACTGAATCTGGATAATTACCAGCGGTCCGAGGTAAGTAAAATGTGCTGGTCGCGTATTGGGACCTGTTTAACGCAAATGCGAGATTATAATTTAGAAAAGAAGAGGATAATCACAAATGTGGATTCCTGTTTGAAACAATTGTCGATTTATCAGATGTAGATAATACGCGTAACGTGTGTTTTATATATTTCTAATATATATATAAAATGGCCGAAGATATAAAAGGTAAAAAAGAAAAACAATGCGGACGTCATGAATATTATAACGCAAGCAGAAAACAATGTGAAATTAAACCGTATACTCGCTGGCCGAAGGTGCAATCTGAGGATGGCTTATATCGTGAAATTGCT